TGCCTCTTTCTAGACCTTCTTGTTCGCGCCTTTTTGCTATTGATGTTCCAGGGGTTGCTGGAGATACTGTTGGTTTTCTTTTTTGTTTGTCTTCAACCATTCCAATCCACCTCCATACATGATTTACTTGTATAGTTATTGTATACAAGACAAATATAAAAAATTTGCGCTGACCCCAAATTATTTAGACTCTCAAACCACTAATATGAGGTGTTGGTACGCCTTTTCGATTTAGCATTGTCTGTGGCTGGCGTTGACTGAGCGGGAGAAAGCAATCTCGCATCTAAAGGCTGAGGGAGTATCTGATTATAGGATTGCTCGCAAATTAAAGATGGAAACGCCTAATGTGACTCGTTCAAGAAAAAATGCGTTGAAAAAGCTTGAGAATGCTAGAGCTGATTTAGAGTTCATCGATAGACTGAAAACTAAGGGAGTGATAGGTAGCGCTCGTAGTTAGTCCTGAATTCTCTTAAGTGCATGTAGCGTGAGATAGGTTAGCCAACGTGATGGTTGTTTCTTTTGTCCAAAGTCCCAGCCTTTCCATGGCTGCCATTCTGATTCAGGCGTAAATTTGCCGTCTTTGTCAGCTTTGGATTGAACTAAATCTGCCATTTCACGCAGTCGAGAATCGCTTCTCAACCAACTGAACTGTGAAAGCACATCTAATACATGCAGTAAGTCATACCAAATAAGTGGCGCTTTAAGTTTCCGAAAATCGGTGCCCATATAGAAGATATAGGGGTGAAGCTTCAAGCTGTTCTGCCACAGATTAAGCAAGCATTCCGCACCGTCATGTGCTGCTTTGCTTTCTCGATATTCGGGGAATTGGCTGAGCATTTTAAGCATAATCATGGTTGAATAAGGACAGGGATCGTCTTTTCGACCTGGGCCTCGAAAGCTGCCTAGTTCCTTAGATACTGTGCATCGCCAACCGTTCTGAGGTTCCAGTCCTGCTAGATAAGCAGTAGCCTTTTTTACGCGGGGGTCAATATCGTAGCCGATTTTAGCCAAAGAATACACGAGGAGTGGTGCATCACATAGAGACCAACCCCAGGTGTCTTCGCCTGAACCTCCGAAGTGTTTAGGAATATTTGTAAGCACTTGAAATGGACCTTCGCTGGAGTGGTGTTCAAGAACCTTCTCTGCAACCGCAGATACATTGGAGTCATCTTTTGTTAGCCCAATGTCCGCGATGAAGGACAGCTTATGAATGGGTTGGCTGGAGTTTTTGTGGTTGTTTAGAACTTGTCCGGGCCAGTTTTTTAATTCCTCAAGTATGGACTGGATTTTAGGGTCCTCAATCATCTTTTGCTTAGCAGCGATGACTTGTGGATCGGTTGCTTTTTGTCCCAGCAAGTTAACACGTGTGTTATATTCGATATAGGGTTCGCCGTTTAGAAGCCACTCAGTAACGTCCATACTAACACCATATCCCTGAATAGAAGTCATTATCACAGAGGTATTAATTTTTTCACTGTGCTGGTTATCTGATTGGTAAAATGGTTTTGTATATTTCCTGTTTGCGATATTATCTTGTTTAGGCTCTCAAGCCATTAATCTTAGGTATGGCTTGTTTTTGCGGTTTAGTTATGTCTCAGGATGGTGTTGGTTGCAAGGAGTGCAAGCGGCTTAGGGAGCATGTCGCTTCGCTTTTGCCTTTTTCAGTTCTTGAAGCTCTGTCTGGTAAGCCTTTGAGTATTCGGGGGGTAGCCATGTGCAGTGGCATGAGCCGAAACCATAACATCTACACCGCTGAGGAGCTGCAAGCCTTCACAGGCAAACTGGCTAGCGCTCCAGTCTATATTGAGCATGTTGCCGTTCCAAACGCGATTGGCAAGGTCACTAAGACCGATTGGGATGGTCATAACCTTTGGTATGAAGCGGAAATCTATGATGAGGCAACCGCTGAGAAAATCCGCAAAGGCCTAATCCAGCACGTCAGCGTCGGCGCAGACTACGAAGCCGTCGATCTCGTCGATGGCAAAGTCCCGCATGGATTGCACAATGCTGAGTTAAGCCTTGTAGCAGTACCAGGTATCCCAGAAACTAACGTGCAAGTTTTAGAAAAACTTACTCAAACAGAGGGCAGGTTAACTGAGGCGCAAAAGACCATCGAAGACCTACGCAAACAAGTCCCGGGTTGCGGCTTGCTCAAGAATCCGCCTAAAATGATAGCCGTTTCTGAAGCAGCCAAAATGGTTGAAGCCGTATTGCCCTCAACAATGGTTCAGCGAAGCTGGAGTCTTGGACCTCAACGCATGTGCCAAGAACTAAGAAGAGTAGTTCAGCAGCTAGAACAGAAAGCGGGAGGTTGCTAGCTGTGTTTATGCTCATTTCTATGAGGGAGAGTACCAAAGGACGAACTTTGGGAAATTCAAAAAGAATTGACTTGAATTTTTATGGCTGATAAAACAGGCAAAGCTTGGATGGCTGCAGGAGAAACCGACGACCCAAACGCCATCATCGAATCATTTGAAGCCGCCGCAGGAATCACCAAGGGATCGCCCGTCTATTTGAGCGCCGACGATAAAGTTTCGGCTAGCCCAGGCGGAGACGATGCGATAGGAGTAGCAACCAAAACGGTGCTGTCAGCGGAGATGTGTCCGGTGCTTAAACGTGGAAGAGTAAAAGTCACAGCAAACGGAGCCATAACACGAGGAAAAGCAGTCTGCGCAGCCGGAAGCAACAAAGTAGCCCCACTGGTTGACCAAGCAGTCAACGAAGGCGGAGCCGCAACCTACACCATATTCTACAACCGCAAACTCGGCACCGCCCTTGAATCGACCACAACCGATGGCGACCTACTATTCATCGACGTGGAGAAGTGATAGGCATTGAAACCTCGACTTTTTGAAGCCCTAATGGCAAAGCAAAACGACCAACGCGAAGTATATGAGAAACTCAAGCAGAAAGCCGACCACCCATTCCTTAAACGCTATGCTCAGATGGGAGTCAAAGAAGGCTTCTTTAGCGACATGGCAAGCGCTCTTGGCAGAATGCATGACACCATGGTTGATGCTGCATGGCCTGAACTGATTGGCAGAAACATAATTACCGTCATGCCAACCAGCGAAGCGATGGAGCGTTTTCCACTTGACGCAGGCGCAGTTGGCTACCGCTATGCAGAAGGCGCAGTAACAAGGCTAAGCTCAAAGAAGCCCTCCACAGTAGACATCTACACTAACCAGCTAGCCGAATCCTCCGATGAGTGGACCCGCGAATACCTTGAAGATGCCACTTGGAACGTTATGAGCAAAGCAGTCGACAACGTGGGCAGAGCACTAGGACAAAACGAAACAGAAGTTATACTCGCATTGTACGCTGCTGTTCTGGCGGCTGATTTGGCAACTGGTGCAGAGTTGGCAGGCGGTGGCGCTGTGGCTAGTTGGGCTTCGCTTTTGAGTTTGCATGAAGCAATCCGAAGAGAAAACTGGCGTCCCAACGTTTTGGCGATTAACGAGATGCAACTGCACCAGCTCCTCAACGATGACAAATTCGTGAAATCCGTCTATCTGCCCAGTAGTGAAACCGACATTGCACAAGGCACTATCGGTAGCGTACTTGGCATGACCGTGCAGTCAAGCACCCTTGTGCCTAACGGAACAATGTATGCAATCGATACCCGTGTAGCTTCAGTGATGCTTTTGCGCAGAGACGTTACTGTGGACGACTGGGAAGACGTCAAAACAGGCAAATACGGCGTCCGCGGAACCACACGATTTGGCGCAGGCATTCTTCGCTCCAAAGCTATCGCCCGCATGACCAACGTTAAGCAAACCATGACCTAAACCCCATGGCAAACAGTCCAACTATTTTCCCTCTTTTTTGGGCTAAACAAAACTTGAAGGTAAAAACGTCATGAGTAAAGTCATCAAGAAAATCCGTGAAGTCCTGTCCTATGCACCTGCTTCGGGCGTAGCATCCCCAAAAGGCAGAGTGTTCTTTGACACATCATGCATCCCACTAGCCGACGTGATGAAGCTTTACGACCGTGACCCAACCTGCAAAAGCAGCATAGACCTGCTGGCGGCTTCCACGGTCGGCATGGGCTTCTACACCACGGCAGACGAAAAATACGAGAAAGCCGCCGAAGCCAAAGCAGCCGTGGACAAATTCTGTGAAGACATCAACTTAGACGGCTTGCTCAACGAAATGGCTAAGCCGTTGATTGGCTGTGGAAACGATTTCTGGCTCAAACTCACACCCGAAAGGCTAACTGATACTCTTCGCATGCCAATCGACGCAGTCCAACGCATCGGTTTAAGCACTGTTCCTAACCTAAAAATCCCTTACAAAGTTACGGGTTACCAGCTTTCAGGCACTTATGGCGGTAACGCTGGAAACGAGCTTAAACCCGAAGCGGTTATCCATTGGCGTCTTAATGGTGATGTGCCGTCTGGTTTTGGCGTCGGTTTATTGCAAGTTCTTTTGCACACCTTAACCGTTGACACCGATAAGCGCCCGTCCTTCGCTTGGATGAAAGCTAAGATAGAGAAGATTTTGCCCAACATATTCACCAAGTATGCTGGACCGGACGTTGTCGTGCAACTGGAAGGGCAGAAAGAGGACACCATCAAAAAGTATGAAAGTGCAATAAAAAATCGCCCTGAAGAAGGCCAGTGGCTTTTTAGTGGTGCCAAGTCTGTCGGCGTTTTTCCAGTCACGATTGACCCGAGGGCACGTTTTGAGTATTACATCGACCACATGGTTAACCAGTTCTATTTGGGCTGCGAAACCCCTCTGCCACGACTGTTTAGCACTCCAGGCTTCACGGAAGCAAGTGCAAGGGCAGCCTTAGACCTTCAGGACATGCTCATAAAACCAGTCCAGCGCTACATCAAACGTCAAGTCGAAAAAGAAATTTTTGCCGTAACAGTTGCCCAAGCAGGACTTGACCCAGTTAAAGCAAAGGTCAGGTTGAATTTTGGCAGCCCCGAAACCCCTGAGCTAAACCCAGCCGACCTCATCAAAGCCGCCGAGCTTGGCTTGATTCGAGCGGAAGAATTCCGCAAAAACGCAGTCAAATTCGGCTGGCAACTCTGGGATGACACCACACAGCAACCAAGTCAAGGTAACAGTTCAGACACCAAAAAAGTTGGAGGTGATTAATTTGGCAAATCTATCCAACAACGAAGAGGGATTCATTTTGGGAATCGCTGAAGCCAGCGGAGCAGGCGCCGCATTTCTTGCAACCCAGCCCATAGACGCAACGCTCAAAGTGGCAGCATGCGGGATTTTGGGCTTTATCAGTGTGACACTCAACGCTTTCTGGTTCAAATACGTCAAACCAACCTCCGCTTGACCGTTTTTGGCTTGACTCAGCTCACTTGTGGGGCTGGGCAAGAATCCAATGGAGGCGCAAGTTGGTTGACAAATGAACAAGATGTCGCGTATGGCAGTTACAGCGAAGCGTACAGGGCAATTCATAGTGCATTGTCCACTTTGACCGCTCCGCCGATGGGTCACAGAATCACCAAGCTATCTTTTACTTGGAGTTTATCGGGTGAGCTTGAGACTTTGAAAGCCTATGACGGCGCTGATTTGCTGTTTACGTTGACATTCACATGGAACCCAGACGACACGCTTAGCGAGGTTGTGAGGTCGTAGCTATGCCGTTTATGGATTTTTGGAGCGTTAACCTGCCAAAAGTTGACGTTGCACAGGGAACACCCGCTAATTATGCGCTAAATCCTGTTGTTGTCGCTAATTTACCATCCAACGCAGTTATCTCAAGGGTGGTTGCTGCCCTTCAAGTGGACTATCAACTGAACCAGTCAGCCATGACAGGAACTCTCAGCGGACGTTTATCGGTTGATGCTGATTCGGGATTTGTCAGCACCCTTGAGGCATTGAGCATCCCGTCTGGTTCCTTCTATACGTCTCCGCTGGATTTGGGTTCGCCCTCTTTGTTGCTGGAGGGAAATGCTGATGTAAAATCGGAAGTTACGGGTAACGGAACCTACTATTTCAGGTTGGAAAACGCGGTGGCGGTATCATCAGGGGCCATGAATTTGTACGGCGTTTCCGTTCGCCTCAGAGTTTACTTTGATGTGCCCGTTGAGTTTATGGATTTCTGGGGCACGTCACAGGCGAATCTTACAATCCCATCAACAGAAGGGAATGTAGCACTGGGAAACGTTGTTGTCAGCGGAATACCGTCTGGGACGTCAATTCAGCGTGCAGTGTTAATGGTTAAGGCGTCAATCATAGAGGCTAACGAGGGCAATTTTGAGCAGTTAGGCGCGGCTTCAGCTTCAACCGTTGTGGTTGTTGCCGATAACGCCGAGTTCACTGGGAAATTATCAGGCATATCCATCATGACGTCTAATGATCCCAGACTGGGTCAATTGTACGTTGAAGTGATCTCTTGCTCTTATCGACAGGGTGGTGCATTCTTCGTCGGCGACGTTGACGTTTCATCAATTGTTGCGGGTGATGGAACGTACTATTTGCGTTTTGAGAATATCAAGGCGCGTTTTGACGGCTTGATTCTTTACGAGGTCCAGTTTGGCATTAGAGTCTACTATCAACAGCCAAGCACCAGTGGCGCGGCAGTCGCGGTTAATGTGGATGGGTCATTGTCAATTAATCTGTGTCCAAAAAGTCGAGTGCCTGTTAATTTGGTGATATAGGAGGGTGAATTGATTGGTCGAAGTAAAAGCTGAGGATGTTTGGGATGTCCTAAATGTTGGCGATTCAGACATCGCTGAGGCTAAAGTTCTCAAAATGATTAAGCGGGCTGAAGTGACCCTTGAACTTGAACTCAACATAGCAATCGACTATGCTGACTGCTCGGATGCCCAAAAAGAAGCCATCACCGTTCTAGCTGCAATCTATGCATTATGCTACTTAACTGGCGGCTCAGCAGTGGGCTTAAACTTTAGCGTCGGCGACTTAAGCAGTTCTAACTCGTCACTGCCCAGCCTAACAGTTCTGCAAAACGAATTCGAGCGCATTCTTGCCAGCCTAAAAGAGCCTTACGTGGGGAGCGCTTAGACATGGGAACCGTACCTGAAACCTACTACCAATTCATCATGGACTACGCGCCCAACGTTTACGTTATCCCGCCCAGCACACCAGACCCCGCCTTTGGCAAAGGTGTTTTAGCGGCTAGCTTCGCCCTCGACTTCTTATGTGAAGCCTACTCTGCCCCACAATTCGAAGACAGAAAAGCAGCTATCTACACCAAAATCGTGAGCTTAACCGATTGGGTTCTAACCCAGCAGTGCACCGACCCCGCACGTAAGGCATATGGCGGATTCCAAAGTGCGGAAGTCAGCACCTACTATTACAGTGTAGACGCCTGCCGAGTCATTCCTTCATTGCTAAGAGCCTATGAACTCACGGGTGATTCCCAGTATTTGGATGCGGCTAAGCTGGCGGGTGGAACATTCCTTAAAACCATGCAGGACCAGCAGGCCTACGGCGGCTTTGCAAGAGCCGTCACGATTGGCGATGCATGGCTTCTGCAACTGGACGTTGAATGCCTCTATGGCTTAATCGGCTTAAAGCTGCTAGCCGAAAAACACGATGTCGAAAACGCCTCAGTCTATCAGGGCATCATGGGTAAAGCAATAGGCTTTCTTAGAGTTGGCTTTGAGAATCTCTGGTTAGACTTCGACCCCGCAGATGGCAAATGGCACCGCGTCGGCTTAAGTGAGAATGAGGTTTACGATGACCCGTTCGCCTACGCCTTGCTGGGTCTGTATGAGGTTGAGGGCTGGAGTGTTAGTTGCCAGAAAGTCTACAATGCCCTAAACACTATCAGAGCAAGCGCCAAGTATCCAGCCTATGAACCTGCGGTTTGCTGGGCTGGCTACATAGACGTGCTTAGCCGATTCTCCGCATGCGACTACTACGACGCTGTCACAAGCGGGATCCTTTGGAAAATACGCACCAACCACGACAAGCCAAGCCTCAAACTCAGCATGGAAGTAATCAGTAAACATGCAGCGGAATTCATGTTCTGGGGCGCCAAACACACAGACTACTGCTATGTCGAAAACAAACAGGCAATGGTTACCGTTTGCTGGCTAGCCGAACTTTTCCTCCACTATGAGGAACCAGTTACCCAATTCACAAAGATGCTGAAGAGCAAAGGCGAGATGGTCACGTTTTATCCTGTTCGGGAAGCCGCTGCAACAGTGACTTATGGTGAACCTTTGGATTTGCTAGCCGTTGTTTCGTCAATCAAAGCCGAGCAAGTGATGCTAGAAGCGGGCTACTACCTCAACGACTACGTGGCGTTTTACACGTTCCTTCCCGTCCGAGTACATGACAAAATCAGGCGTCAAGGGGAAGACTACGAAATCCAAACAGTAACCCCGTTCACGTTTGCCAATCAGAGGTTCTACTTCAAAAGCATCGCAAGGAGGCTAATCGCAAGTTGAGCGAAGCAGAGAACCCCGTAATAACAATTCTGCGCCTAATCGAATCTCGACTCAGAGTCGTCAAAGACGACGGCGGCTTAGCCAATGTGCTCTGCTCTCAGGCAAACTATGACCGGGAACTGCTAAAAGACTACGACGCCCAAATCACAGTTTCCAAAACAACTGACCCCTGCCAACAGCAAAAACATACCTTGGACGGCAAGCTTAGACGGCGAATTTACTCTCTTAGAGCAACCATAACAACCACAGACAAGCCAGCGCCAAACACTGATACGGGCAAGGTCATGCGGGATAAAGTCCTTGAGCAACTTTTGTTAATCATCCCAGAAAACCGCAACCTACCCTACCGAACCGCATACAACTTTTACCCACTAGACGCAACCTCAACAACCCACAAAGCCTATGATGCAGCAGCCACACGCGAATTGGAGCCTTCTAACGCTTCGTGGGCAGAATTGACAAGTGCGGAATATGCAAACCTCTGGGGCAGCGACGATGCTACGCACTCTAAAAGCGCAAACAGCAACGGCGAATACCCATTTATACTGTTCCGCTTCAAAATAGGTGCCAAATCAGGAGAAATTTGCAATGAAGCCAGAAAACAATGTTTAAAGCGTGTAGTTTTGGCATTTGAAGGCTTTGGGACTGCACCACAAGGAAACGGTGTAACCTTCAAGATTTGGGATAATGCGGCTGGTGCTTGGAGCAATCGGATAACTGGTTCTTCAGGCGCAGATGAAAATCTAACCCTTACCTTAACCTCTGACCTTGCAAACTACGTCAACAGCGACGGCTTTCTCTACATGATGGCAAGAACAACCAACCCGTCAGACGGCGTTTCTTCTGCCGTTTTGAACTGCGATTTTATCCAAGCAACAATTGACGTGCAAGGCATCACGTTTTGCGATGTTCACAGTTACAAAGACGTTGACGTGGTCGATGTCAAACCCTTCCTGTTCAAAGAAGAAATCCAAATCGTGACCTGGCTCTTCGAGTCAGTCGCCATATCATAGGTGAAACCAAATGGTTGACACATACCATAGCGACCAAGAAAAATTCTATTACGTGACCGAAGGCTCTTTCGGCGCTGTTCCAGCTAGCCCAGCGATGCTGGGGCACTCCTGCAGCAACCTAGACCCCGACATAAACCCAAACAACATCAAAGTAGCAGGCACTGGCTCAGTTGACGTGGTCTCTCTAAAACGTGGATTAAGACAACCGCTGCTAAAGCTCAAATACCCAATCCCATCCGACGCACCCATCAACCTGCTACAGTACGTCAAACAAGAACTCAACACCAGCCTTTCCTTGCAGGTGCTCTACTACAAAGACATCTTCATCACAGCAACCGACATCATAAGCCTGCTCTACAAAGGCGCCCGATTCAACAAAGCCACCCTAACATGCGACATAGACGGCATTTTAGAATGTGAAGCCGAATTTCCAAGCCAAGACGTTGAGGTTACAACTGCCAAGATTGCAAACGCAACCTACACTGAGTATGCAGGCGCAGTTTCAGGCAGCGAGAGCTACGTCAAAATCGGCGGCGTAGCTTGTGAGCGGATTACTTCTTGGAAACTGCAAATCGACAATTCATGCAAAGCTGTTCCGGTCATACGGTCAACAAACGGGCACTTAGCCAAGTACCTAACGTGGGGCAAGCGGCTTTTGACTGGAGAACTCAGCTTCGAGTTTGAAAGCAAACAAGAAGCCGACGACATCTTAGCAGATGCAGAGCAATCCAGCCTTGAATTTGGGCTGGGCGGTGCTAACAAGGTTAGTGTTGAGCATACCAAATGGGATGATTTTTCGTTGAGCGGCAAATCTGAGGACCTAATCTATGCCAAGGTTCCTTTCACGGCTAGAGGACCGCTCAGCATCTTATAGTCACGGAGGCAAAAAAGTGAAAACAGAAAAATTAGAAATCGATGGACGCTTCGGCGAAGAATACCAGGGCACCTACGCCTTTGCCGAGATAACATGGGCTAAGAGAAACCGCATTATCCAAAAGCACACCAAATACAACAAGCTATCTGGCGACGTGGAGAGCAGCGATTTCATCGCCATACAAGCAGAAACCATCATAGCCAGCATGCACGGGCAACCCCAAAGCCACCCCATAACCCTTGAGAAGCTTTTAGGCGAGGAGAACGGTGTTCCGATTGAACTCGGGGAGCTTTTCTCTAAAGTAGTCAACAAGCTAAACGGCATGTCGCGGGAGGATTTGCGTTTTTTACTAGAGCAGTTAGACGAGGAAAGCCGCACAGCTCTCTTGTCGAGTTTAGGCTATGCCAAACCTTCGGATGGACACCCACAGAGCTCGCAAAGCAGCCAGCCCGAACAGTGCAGGAGTTCTGCCACATCCTAAACGTGATGGACGAAATGGCAGAGCAAGAAAAGAAAAAAGCGGAGCGTGAAGCAAAACGGCATTAGAAGTAACCTGCGACATCGACGGCATAGAAGAATTCAAAGCGACTATGCAGCGGTTTGATTCAGAGATTCAACGTGAGGTCCATAGCTTTTTGGCTAGCTGGGCAGCCGACGTCAAAGCCCAAGCAGTCAAGAATGCGCCGATGGTTACAGGTTATCTTCGCAGTACTATCTATGCCAAAATCAGGGAATGGGTCGCTGAAATCGGTGCCGATGCGACTTATGCCCTTTTTGTTGAGTTTGGTACCAAGTACATGCAGGCACAACCCTATCTTTACCCAGCAATCCAGCAGTATCTTCCCGAACTTGAATCCGTCATAGTCTCAGCGATTGAACAAGCCAAAGTGGAGGCTGGGCTGTGAGCTTTCGAGAAATCGCTGTCACCATAAGAGCGGTCAATCGTGCCAGCAATGAGTTTTCAAGGGTTCAAACAGACGCCGAAACATTGGCGACACGTGTTAAGAGTTTGGGTTCCACTCTTGCGGGTTTGGGCGCTGCAGGCACCGCCATAGGCTACGTCGCCAACCAGTTTGGTTTGCTCAATGATTCGGAGACGAAGGTTTTCAATTCTGCCATGATGGTTGTCTCAGTCATGGGTATGTTTTTGCGCACCAGCACCGGCTTAGCTGTAGCTCAGAAGGTGTATTCGGCGGCTTGCTGGGTAGCAACGGCGGCGCAAAACGCCCTAAACATCAGCTATGGAACCTTCCTTGCCTTAACGGGTGTGGGGATTGCGGTTATTGTTGCGGCTGCCGCCGCCATGGCATATTTCGCCAGTAGCATGAACACTGCCACGGCTAGCGTGCAGAACTTCAACAGCGCCACCGCAGAAACATCCACCCATACGCGCAGCATTCAAAGGGCGGGAGAATCGGCTGCTACTTCTCGGTCTGGCAGCAGTTCATCTGAAGCCTCTTTTTATCGGAGGGGTGTTGAGCAGTGAGCGTTAGTCCACCTGCTTTGACTATTGCTTTGGGTTCAGTAGGCATCCCACAAGTGGACGTTATAGAAGCCCTCGTGCATTTGGGCGCCACAAAAGAGGTTAGCAGTTGGGAGCTTCACCTGCAGAACTGGAACAGCAAATACAGCCCAAACGGCACCTACCCGCTAAACGTGGGGCAAGACGGCTATATCTGCATAGGCAGAGGCGCTAACGTTCCTCAACTCATAACCACAAGAACGGAAAGCGTCAAATTCCAGTCAAGCCCAACCGAAAACTATGCCATTGTGGCTGGGCGATGCTGGGGCGAGAAGCTCTTCAGGCAAACCGTAACCAAAGACTACTCAGGGTTCAAGGGCGAGGACATAGTCAAGAACCTCTTGGACTACTATTCAGGATTAAGCCATGTTCGAGTTAGCACGGAGCTTGTCGAGAACACCGACACAACCTTCACCGACCTAAAAGTGCAGGACACCCAAGTCTGGGATTTGCTCCAAAAAATCGCTTCAGAAAGCGACAAGAACGGCGTCATAGGCTACGATTTTCGGATGGCACCTGATGGCAAGTTCGAGTTTT